CTCCCCTCGAGCGTCTATTTCGCAGGTAGGGGGGGAGTCTTTTTGCCCCTCCCTCCGCCGCCGCGCGAGACGTCTGGATTGCGCCCCGCGCTCAGCATTGGGAGTTCAGAAAGGAGGCTTCGAATGGTTAGATAATGTCGTTATTGTTCGGACTCACTCTCGCGTCTCCGGCCTGGCCGGCCTCGTACTGGTCGAACCATTCCTTGACGTAGGCGGCCCATCTTTCGTCTTTCGCTTCGGCTCTCTTCAAGCAGACATCTTTCGCCTCTTCGATAAAGATGCTCTTGTCTGTTCCGATCCTCTGCATGATCCGCTTCCGCTCTGTTTCTCTTGGAGCTCCAGCGATGACGTAAGCCGTTTCCCATGTTCCGCTTCTGTGTTTGATTATTTCGTAAAGCTTGTCTCGAATTTCAAACACAACAGACTTCGTCAAGTCGTTCTTGCCCTTCCATCCGTCTCTCGTGACTGCGTTCCAGATCTCGTCGACATCGACGATGATGTCAGCCTCTGTCGCTTGTTCTCGAACCCAAGTTGACTTTCCCGCGCAAGGCGGACCCCATACGAGGTAGACGGTCTTGGGGCGGAACCCGGAGGCGGGTCCTTTCCCCCCGTGCTTGTCGTGCACTCTGTTGTGGCATGAGAAGTGGACGCACTCGCAGTTGTCCGGGTTCAGGCTGATCATATGGTCGTTGACGTTCAGGTCGTTGATCTCCTGCTTATGGTGAACGATCAGGTCGTATTTCTTGACGATCGGCTTGCCGCAGACTGCGCAGATGACGTTGCCGTTCTCGTCCCTGTTCTGATCGATGACGATCCTCCGGAACGACTCCCACTCCTTCGACTTGTAGAAGCTTTCCTGCGTAAACATCACGCGAGTCTTATGCAGGACATCCAGCCCTGAGCCGAGAGCGTTGTGCCTGAACCCTGATAGGCGACTAAGTGGTAATCAGTCGCCGCGGTATGCTTGACGACGCGGACGACCCTGTTGTTCGTGTAGTAGGCCCCGCAGCCGGACAGATCCGCGTACACTCCGCTCGTGTTGAAGGTCTGCGACGCGTTGGTCGTAATATACGCTGCTCGCGGGCCGTTCTGGTTTGTATTTGTCCACCTTACGACGCCGATGAGCAGCCAAGTGCCGGCCGCCAGCTTGATGGCTCCGATGTCCGTGGGCGTTAAGTCCGCGCAGTTTTTCGTCGGTAAAGGATACCCCGTCTCGCCGTAGTCGTAGGAAGAATCATATGACCCGCCGATGTTGTTCAGTTTCGTCTTATCAGCCGCGCTCATGAGGCCAGCCGCTGACGTGGTGGCCACCGCGTTCGGAATCTTGATGGTTCTGTCCGTCATGCCGGTGACATGACCGGTTGCATCCGTGATGACCTGAGATACGGTCGCAGTTTCTCCAAAGGCGGGTGCCTGGTTAGCCGTCGGTTTTCCAGTTCTGGCCGTATAGGCCGGATGGACGTATTTATTCGCGTTTGTCGCGATGCCGTCGAGTTTCGTCTTATCAGCCGCCGACATCAGTCCCGCCGCACTCTGACTTGCCACCGTATTCGGGATCTTGATGGTGCGGTCGGTGAGGCTCGTGACATGTCCCGTCGCATCGGTCGCTACCTGCGAGACTGTGGCCGTGCCTCCAAAGGCGGGTGTCTGGTTAGCCGCCGGTTTTCCAGTTCTGGCCGTATAGGCTGGGTGAACATATTTGTTCGCCTCGGCTTCGACCTGGTCGAGCTTAGCCTTATCAGTGGCGCTCATTAAGCCGTTTGATCCGGACGTTGCCGGCACGAGCTGGAATTTTGATTTATCTTCGTGAAATGCGTAAGCCATGATGGACCTCCGTCAGATTGATGTCTTGATGATCGCCGTGATGCCGGCCTTCTTCAGCCGTTCGACCAGCGCGGTTGCGTTCTTCTTGGATGTATAGGCGCCAGCCTGAACGTGCCACTGTTTGTCGGATCCCTTCTTGACGATGGCCGCGAAGCCATGCTTTTGGAGCTCGTTCGCCTTCCGTGTCGCATTGGCCTTCCTGGTGAATGCCCCGACCTGAATATAGTAGGTCGTCTTCGGCTTCTCGCCTTCCGCCAGGATCGCGTTGACTTCCTTCACGATGTACGGGTGCTTGCTGATTAGGTATTCTCCCGGGCAGGCTTTTGCCGCGAACCATCGATGGAGCGTCATGTTCTGCTTGCTGACCTGGCCGATGAGGCTCTTGTCGTTCTTCCAGAGAAGCTTCTTGATGTTGTTCCGCTTGCAGATATCCGCGACCAGCTTTATCAGAGCCGCGAGGGCCTTGTCCGAGACGTGCCAGTCCGGAGCTCCTCCGTCGTTGGCCACCTCGATGGTGATTGCCCTGTGATCGTTTGACGGAGACGAGGAGCACCAGCTCCGGTCCTTTTCATCCACATAGAGTGCAATCCGTCCATCCGATCCAATGCCATAGTTGCTGGACGCCTGCCTTGCCGGATTAGCGAAGAGTGCCCCGCATGTCTCGACGCTGAGGTTCCCGGCCATGCAGTGGATCGTGATCGTGTCGATCTTATGGTTCCTCGGCGAGTTCTTGTTCGGGCTGATCTTTCTGTATGTTGCCAGGCTCGAATTACTCATCGTCCTCTCCTTTTCCATCGGTCAGCTCCTCGAGGGCCGTCTCCGGAATCTGTTCGTCCGTGACTTCCGCGAGCTTCTCGTTCTCTTTCATGCCCGTTCCTCCTCTTCTACCTCTGGCAGGCCGGCGAGAGATGTCAGCATCGAGACGATGCCGGCGAGGATTGCCGTCCCCGCAACTCTGAGCCAGTCCACTTCCTCGACCGATACCGCAACCGGGATCAGGGCGACCGCCGTCTGAGCGACCGTCTTGATGGCGCGGATGCCTGCTGCCTTCCACCATCTTTTGTCCGTGATCATGTTTATCCGACCTTTCTTTCGAGGTCGTCGATCCTGTGGTTCGCGACCTTGATCTGTTCTTCGATGACAGGGACCCGCTTTGCGAAGTCGTTGTGCATCCGGACTTCTCGCGTGAGCTCCTCAATCTTCGTGTCCATCACCGCCTGGGAGATGGCCATGTTCTTCTCGCTCTTCCTTGCTGACGCGAGGACCGTAATGATTGTCCCCAGGAGCGTCAGCCCTCCGGATATAAATGCCACAAGTATAGCTTCGCCCATATTCCTTACCAGCTTTCGTTCTCTTGTCTCGCCCGGTCGAGCTCGAGCTTTTCTCTCTTGAGGTCGACCGTCGTCTTGTCGTCATTCCGCCATGTGTCGTCCAGGTTTTTGAGCAGGAGGTGGATTGCTCCGGTGTCCGGAGGTGAATATCTTTCGTATTCCTCGATCACCTGTGTGCTCTGGCCATTAACGTTTCGGATCGTCTTCTTGGTTTCCTTGTAGTGAAAACCCTTTGCTTTTTTCTTCAATGTCGCTTTCAGGTCCTCGATCAGTGCCTGCTTGCCGTTGAGAAGTGCCTGCCGGAGCTCCTCGTGCTGCGTCTTGTATCTTTCGAAGCTCCGAACGGAGACTCCGAGCCTTTTCGCGATCTGCTCCTCGGTCAGCAGGCCGTACCATTCCTGGATCTGGCCGAGCATCGGCTGGACCTGCGTCTCGTACCGGCCTTTTCTTCCCACTCGATCACCTTTTTATTCGATTTGCCTTTTTTGCCTTTTCCGCCTTTTTAATTCAGCTTCCGTCTTTTTTCGAGAGTGTAACCGAAGAACCTGTGATAAACCAGAGCGCCCATATGCGCATATGTGCCGATTCGCGGTCAAAAAAAGAACAGACCGCCTTTGGTCTGTTCTTCATAGCTTGCCGTATATTTCGAGACATAGCCGTTTTTTGTTTCTGACGATCGTTGAGGTCTCCACCTCGAAGGTTTCTGCGATCTCCTCGATGGTGTAGCCGTAGTAAAAATACAGCGGAATGATCTTGAAGTATTTGTCCTCCTCGACGGCGCTGATTGCTTTTTTTATCTCCTCGTCCTTTTGGCCCCTGGAGTAGTATGCCTTGATCTTCGCCGAGATTTCCGTGTAGGCCATTGAGGATGCTTCCCTGAGCATTCCGTCGCGGATCAGCTCATCGATTACCTCCTTTACGATCATCCGGATGCCTTCTCTTTCGCGCTCATCCACCGTTTTCTCCAGGCCCTGTGAGGCCTTCAAGATTCTCCGGATAAATCCACGTTCCGAGCCTTGCCATCTTTTCGATTTCGTTTCTTGCGTCAAGGCATCTTGCCCCGGTGTAATCGTCAAGATCGAGGCCGGTCCGGCCGTTTACCCATTCCCTCATCCGTTTTTCCCTGCTGTTGTCATTTCGGATCGTCAGCAGCGTGTAGTACATCTGATTGAGGAAGCGGTCGAGCCTGATCTTGCCGAAGCCGAACTCGTGGTTTAGTATCGCCGCAGCCGATGTCGTCATTGTGCGGACCGCGATGCCGCTTCCGAGTCTCCTCCCTTCCTCCAGGCCTCGCTGGTAGGCCGCTTCCGTGAGCGCCTCGCTCCGGCTTACCACGTGCGTCTTGGCCTTGGCCTTCTCGATCCTTCTGCGCTCCGCCCTGTTCATATGCCAGCCTCCTCCATTTTGTCTTTATCCAGCGTGATCCGCCGGGAGCATACCGGACAGGTGATGCCGAAGATGTAATCGTTCCGCCAGAAGCTGACCTGGAATTCATCCAGCTTCGCGATCATTTCCGTCTCGCACTGAGGGCAGGAGAATCGGTATGCTGTGTGTTCCGGCTTCTTCCCGCGTTTAATGATCTGCACTTTGGTTCATCTCCTTCCGGTTTTCCTCTTTGTGCTTTCGGAGGGACTCGAGCCACTCCAGCTGCTCCAGGTCTTCCTGGCGCTTTTCTTCCGGTGTCTGCTGGATGATCGCCGCGCAGAACGCAATGGTGACGATCAGAATCATTATTACGATGATAACTTTTGTAAGCATCTTTCCCCTCGCTTTCGTTTATTTGTTATTCTTACTCCTTCCGCGGATCCTGCACGTCGTGCATCCGTCCCCATGCCGCCAGATCTTGGATGAGCTGCTTCGCGTTTTCGTCGTCCCAGTCATGGACGAGCCGGATGGCTCTCACCGCGAACTGCTGAAGGTCGAGCTTTACGATGGTGGCCGCCTGATGATCATCCGCTGCCGCGAGTGCCTGCCGGCAGATCTGGGCGATGTCGTCGGCTTTCTGATAGGTCCGCCAGTATCTCTGGATGCCGGTGTCCTGATAGTTCTGGTAGTTACGGTCGGCCAGTCTCTGCTGGACGATCATGATCTTTTCGATGGCTTGTTTATTCATCTTCATCACCTCTCATCTTGCAACTGCAATCTTTAATTGCGCGGTATTAAATGCTTGCACCAATCGTCTATTATCCTTACGCCGTCTGCGCCTATGCGGTTGTTATTCTCGTATGATTGTATAGGGCAATTATCGGAGGCCGCTGCGTCTGATCCGCCCCATTCCCAAAAATCATCATTAAAAGGGCATACGCGCTTACTGATTGCACAAGTATAATCTGCCTTTGGTCGTCCTTTGCGTTTTTTCTCTGTGTTCTCGGTTTTTTCTTCTATCCAATTCCCTTTCTTCCGCTCACTAAGTTGCGTCAAGTTGCATTCTCTCCTTTCTGCCAATTCAATCAGGTGCAGTACATCATTGCATTTCTCAGTTGCAAAAAGGAAATCGGCATATCCAAGCTTTCTGCACACCTCAATAACATCATCAAGCGTATCCCATACAGCTTTGAGCAGTCCCTTGCTTTTCAGCTTTTTTCTCATGTCTGCTTCATACTGTTCTTTGGTGTACTCTTTTACTTCGGTCATTCTTTTTTCCTTTCTGCCTTCCAACACCACGCTGTTTCAGGTCGCTGTTTCTCGCTCAAAGCCGCCATCGGGCATTCAAACCATGTATCCTTTGGATTGTGCTTACAGTCCTTGCACCGTATAATCTCCGGCTGTGCAGATGGCACTTCCTCAAGCCACACGCTCACCCTATTGTCTGCCATATCCTCATAATATGGATGCTCTGTGACATTGTTTAATGCGGTTTCGTATAGCCTCTTTTTGAGGTGTTCTATCGCCGCCTGTCTGCTTATAGTGTCGTTCAGCCCAGCATCATCTATTACTACGAGTGGACATTCATTCATGTTGTACTGTGTCTTCTGTAAAGCATGACAGATGCCATCATATCGAAAACGGCAATATCCACAATGCTCAGGCTTTTCCATGCCTTTAATCAAAACACTCATTCTTCTGTCCTTTCTGCGCTACTCTTCAGTTCTTTCAGTGTTTTGTTGATTTCTTCTAACTCTTTGGCGATGCTTTTAGTGTTCTTGCTAATATCGATTTGCGCAAGCCATGGAGCAAATACGACATACAAGATTGCCAAACAAACAATGCCGAGGCAGATTTGTTCTACGATGGTCATTCTTCTTTCCTTTCTGCCTTAGTAACTTGGCGAATAATCATCAATATCGTTATCCATGCACATATCTTGAATTGCATTCTCAACGTATTCATGTAGGTCTTTGGCAAGTTTCTCATAATCTTTTGCCGTCTTACATTTTTCCTCAACCGCCAAATCCATAACATACAGCTCAAATTTCATTTGCTGATTTCTTGTCATTCCATCCTTCTTTCGTTAAGCCTCGCATTGATCAACATAAACCCCGTGAAGCATACTCCGCAAACACTATCCTGTGTAAACCACCATGTCATCAAAAGAATTAAGACAATGATGTATGCTAAATGGAACACCTCTTTCATTCCTCTCTCCTTTCTGCTTGTGCCAAAACCTCAAGAATCTTTTTCTTCAGATCCATGTCGATATGCCCGACAGTGACATATTCTCTTTCCGGGTTTTTATCATTCAATCCACCCCATTTATGCTTTATGCCACGGTAATCAAGGCATTCCCCGTTGCCAATATAAATCGTAGCATAGCATGGGTTGAGGTCACCACAATATTCCTTGTGTACCCACGGGTTTATAATTACATCACCTTTTCTCCTGTTCATTTTTCTTTCCTTTCTCCGTAACTGCAATAGTCCCATGGGGCAAACGGCAATTCGTTTTTCTCGCACCAGCCATTAGCTTCGTTAGAAGCCATTTCATAGTGTTTGCAGTCCTTGCACCTTACCACTGGAACGGCATCAACGCTCGGCAATTCGTCTATTATCTGATCAAGCGTCTTTTCGCCTCCCAAAATTAAACATATCGCTATTGATTGCTTCAGTGAAATTCTGTTGATTAAATCACCAGTCATTCTACTCTCCTTTCCGCATAATCATTCCACAGCTCAATGGCTTCTTTCTCTGTCCTTGCCGCCCACCCCGTATCGTCACAAGTGACGCAAGCGTAGGACTTGAGTCCGTTTGCGTTGAGCCATAGCGTGGGCTCTTTTCCGCATATAGGGCAAGGCAACAGGATCAGCTTCTTTACGAGTCTGTACCCATGTTTATCGGCTTCAGCCTTTAACTCGTCAAGGGTCATTCTGGTCTCCTTTCTACTTCATTCAACGCATTTCTGCGTTGCTCTGCGTTGGTTCTGCGTTGGTATTTCTTACCACCCATTCGTCCAATTTGTAGCGATATCAATCCACGACCAGCCCTCCGGCCAGTATACGAAATCCCCGGTATCCACGACTATTCCCGTCCCCAGAGAGGTTTCGACCAAGCTATACCGCGGAAAATGCTCTAAGTTCGCGGCTACCATGATGTATTTTCCCAACATCTTGCAGCCATCCTCGCGGATCCAGTAGGGGTATTCCTCTTCGGAGAGGCCCGCATCTCTTGCCCAAGATATAAGCGTACTCATATCTTGGTTATAATATGTCTCTTTCCCGGTCGGTCCGTATACTGTCCCGATGCCAGGGGCGAGTTTCGGCCCGTCCCAGGGATATACGATGGTGTGCTTCTCGTCTATCGTTCCTTCGTCGAACTCATACGAATCATACTCTTCTTCGTAGCACATGGCAGCCTCCTGGTTATTGATAACCGCCGGCTCGAGGACCGTCCCGGATTGGGACAGGTCCAGAGCTTCCAGAATCATCACTGCGATCAGCAAGCCTCTCATTTCTGTTCCTCCCTGATCTTGAACGCGGCGCCCTTAAGCAGTCCGCTGATATATGCCACGATTACCTGCGCCGTTTCTGCCGGTACCATGAGGCTGTTGTCGAGCCCGTTCGGCACAACTTCCATCAGCTGGCGATATAAGTTCTCAAGCGTCTCGAGTTTGGTTTCATTCATGTTCGGTTCCTCCTCTGTTTGCGTTTTGAGTTCTTCGTTTGATTTTTTGAGTTCTTCGATCGGCTCTTCGATTTCCTCGACCGCCTCCGGGATCGGTTCGGGCTCCGGCTTTTTCCTTCGTCCCGAGTTCCTGAGCGGCTTCCCGACCGCTTCCTCCGGGGTCATGTGCTCGTTGTTGATCCGCCCATAGAGCGTCTTGCGGTTGATGCCAGTCTCCTCGGCAAGCTCGGCTATTGAGACCGTCCGGCCCTGATACTGGTACAGGTTCTCCGGCTTTCCGCCGCCCCGATTTTGCCGCTGCCTTTTCATCAATGGTGGCTCCACTCTGTCCGTCGGTGGGTTGCCTTCCTCGTATCTCGTGCACTCATCTCCTGCCGGGCATCCGCGACGGTGGCCGGTGAGCACGATGTAGTCGCACGTGTTCACGTTGCTCGTCCGGCTCCGGAAGCGGCATGTCTTGCATTTGTCACTCATTTGGATCCTCCTTTTGCGTCTTCTCTCAGCTCATATGTCCATATGTTGCCGGCGGCCAGTACGAGGTGGTACCCGTACCTTGTCAGCACGATCTCGGCCTTGGCCATGAGGTATCCGGTCGGTAGGTTATGAATGTTGACCTGGATCCTCTTGGGCCGGTATACGGACGCGAGCTGCGTGATGTTCTCGAGCTCATTCATAGTTTTTCTCTCCCGCTTGTGGTTTAGTCTCTCTTTTTCTCCAATATCGCGGTTATCTCCGGAAAGTCGTTGATCATCCGCGTCCTTCTGTGGTCCTTCCCGTTGACCTCGAAAAACGTGCAGCAGTCCATCAACCTGGATACCACGCGCCGGAGCGAGATGTTGTCCGGAGCCTTTAGCTCGTCTGCGGTCATGTTGGTGGTAACGATCATCGGCAGGCCGGATAGGTATCTGCTGTCGATCAGGTTGTACACCTGCTCGTCCATGTACGAGGTCCGGCGTTCCGCTCCCAGATCATCGATGACCAGCAGATCATACTTGTCGAGACTGTCGAGGAACATATTGCGTTCTTCCTTCAGCCCCCAGAGCTGATTCGCGATCCGGCTGAAATTAGTAACTAAACACGGCCGTTCCTGTTCCATCAGCTGGTTGGCGATGCAGGTGGCCAGATACGTCTTACCAGTGCCGACAGGCCCGAAGAACAGGAGGCCCTTCTGAAGCTTCTTCATCTCGGCGAAGTTGTCGGCGTAGTTCCGGCAGATCGTCGACATCCTCGGATTGCTCTCGTCGTCACGGTCGAAGGTGAATTCCCACATGACCCGGCTGGGAAGCCCGGATCCCTTCAGCCTGGCCACGGTTTCTTCATGCTCTCTGGCTTTTCGCTGTTCTTCCTCGGCCTTTCTCTTCTCAGCCTCGCACTGGCATGAGATCTTCCGCTTCTGCCGGCCGCCGAAATACTCCGGGAAGTCATACCATCCCTCTTTCGCCGTATGGCACTTGGCGCAGTACAGCAGGCCGTCTTCGCCGATGTAATCATCGGGGTTCGTTTCATGTTGTGCGTCGGATCTCTTCGAGAGATCGTTGAACCATTGATTTATATCCATTTACTCAGCCTCCTGCCTTGTGAAAATATTGATCGATGTCTTCCCAGCCGTCCGGGGGTTTTGGCTTCTTGGCATCCGCTTCCTTTCGGTCTCTCAGTGCCCAGTTCCTGACTGCAGCCTTCCAGTCCTTCATTGGGCTCTTGCCGACCAGCCATCCCTTGGACGCGTAGAAGTCGACGAAGCGATCAGCATCGATCAGGTATCCTTTCTCCTTTGCGTATGCACTGACCTCGTCAGTGGTGGGGGGAGTGAACCGCTTCGGCGGTTCCTTCGCGCGCGCGCGCGTACTCTCCTCATCTAATCTAATCTTATCTATACTAATCTTATCTAATCTAATCTGTGGATCACTTTTGGAATCATCTGTTTCCGGTTTGTTTCCATTTTGCTTCCAATTTGGATCCAAACTGTACGCTTTGTTACTCTTGATCGTCAGACGAGAGGCTTCCTCTGCGTACGTGGTCGGCTTTATTCTGTCTGCCTTTATGGCATTGTGAATCTTCCAGTGTTTGATCACTACGATTCCTGAATCGAAGCGAATTATGAATCCGTTGTTGACAAGCGCATCCAGATCGTCCTGCGATGCTCCTATCATTCGGCGGATCTTGTTGGCACTGTTTATGAATCCTTCGTCGTCGGCCCTCATGCAGAGGTGGAAGTACAGCGCCTGGGCGCTCGTTGGCATGTCCAGGAACGCGTCGCTGTCGATGATCGTCTTCGCGAACATCCTCTTCTCAGCCATCCCCCTCGCCTCCGTTCCAGAGCTCCTCCGCGTATGTCTTCGCTTCCTTCAGCGTATAGCGCTCCTTGATCTCCTCTCCGTCTTTCATCACGAAGTAAGACGTATGGTCCCAGGTGCCGCTACGGTTGGCGTGTGGTATGTGCCGCTTCCGGCTCTCGATGCTGTACGGGGTTCCAGCGCCCTCGTAGTAAGTCGTGGATCCTTCGGCGTTAACCTCTCGCCCGGTCTTGATCCAGCGGATCATCTTCTTCACCTCCCTCAGTTCGTGCATCTTTTTCCGATTCGAGCGCGTTAAGCTCCATCCCGGCCGCATATTCGCGGTAGATCCGGATCCAGTCCTCGAATCTCATCGTGACCAGGATGTCGGCATTATTCTTCTTGTGGAAGACCGCTGGAAGATCACCTTTCCCGGCCGCGGAGCTGTCACGGATCGCCTGCGCCATCCAGTCGTACAAGCGCATCGTTTCCTGCGCCTTCGCCTCAATATGGATACCGGGAAGGCCGACCACGTCGGCGGCCTGTCCCGTCTTTCCGCTGAACTGGGCCGACCTGCGGCAGTCGTAGCCCTCGTCTCTGAGTTTGCTGGCAAGCAGCCTTTCGAACCGCTTGCCCTTTTCTCTCTCCATCTTTCCCATCGTTAGCCTCCAAATTTAGAACGGTAAATCTGCATCCGAATCATCCTCTTCCGGCACGAAGTCCATCTGCGTCTGCTGCGCCGCCGGCTGGCTGTATGTCCTCGTCTGACTCTGTGCCGGCGCGGATCCGGATCTCTGACCGCTTCCGGAATCAGCGAAGTAGTGCGCGTCGACGATCACGCTCCAGGTATAGACCTTCTGGCCGTCCTTGTTGGTATAGCTGTCGGTCTGCAATCTTCCACTGATGCCGATCTGGCGGCCCTTCTGGAGATACTTCTCGACGAATTCGGCGCGATTGCCGAAGGCGGTGCAGTTGATGAAGTCCGCCTCCGGCTCGCCTTCGCGGTGATAGGCGCGATTTATTGCCAGCGTGTATTTGGCGACCTTCTGGCCGTTCTGGGATACTCTGATATCTGGGTCGCGTGTTATGCGCCCGATGCCGTTAAAGCTGTTCATCGCTTAGAACTCCTCCTGTTCTCCGAACAGTGCGTCAGCCGCAGGGGAAGCGGGAGCAGCTGCCGGCACTTCGTTGACTTCTGTCATCTGGGCCTCCTCGACCACGCTTCTGTCGATTGCGGATTCTTCCGGTTCCTGTTCGCCCTTTTCCTCCGCGGTGTACATGCCGCCGAGCGACTTCGGGAACGCTTCACGCAGGGCCTGCACCAGGGCGACCTTGCGGATCATGGTCGCGCGTTTGGAAGCCCACTGACTGTTAAGCTTGCCGTCTTTGGTCTTTCCGGCATACTCGTCAAAACTTACTTCGGCCCGGATGCTGTGACCGCGGTCCTTTCGGAATACCTCTGCCCAGCCGCCGACGACGGAGTCGCCATCCATCACGAAGGATCCGTTTCGATACTCGAGGCCGCCGTCATTAACCACGATGATTCCTGCCTCGAAGCCGTCAAACTGCGGATGATCCTCTGCGCGTTTCATAAAAGCTTCTTTTCCTACGACGATAGTCGCCGGCGAAGATCCGTACTTGATGCAGTACGCTTCCTTCAGGAAAGGATCGAGTTGCTGATGACTGCAGAGCATCAGAAACATCATCACTTCCTGCTCCGTCACGTTCTCTGGGTTTCCGGAAATGAGAAACTTCTTCACGATTGCCGGAGACAGCTTGACCTCTACGCCATTCGCCATAAACTTTACGATCTGATCGTTCTTCGCCTTCTTCTGGACGGCCGTGCCGCCGATTCTGTTGTTTACTGTTGCCATGATTAAAACTCCTCTCTGTGTTTTCTGTATTTGATACCATGCTGTTTCATAAATGCCCCGAGCAGTTGTGCCTGCGATGGCGTCAGATAAGCGTCAAAGGGCACCCAGGACGCCTCTTCCTGTTCCGGGATGATGTCCGGTTTTGCCGGTTCGACTGTCTCCTGGGCCTTCTGAGCGGCCTCCGCAGCCTTCTGGGCTTCCTGCTCCTTGCGGATCCTCTCCGCCTCTTCCTTTCGCTTCTGGATGTCAAGCAGCCTCTTTCCCTCGGCGATGGCCATATTCAGGTCGAGCGTCTGCTTGTAGACCTCCATCGCCTCCCAGGAAAATTCCGGCAGCGTGTCCAGTGTCTTCATGTCGTCGATGATCTTGCGCTTCTTCTGGGCGATGTCGTCGCCGACAGCCTTGATGTTGTATGACGCGTTCAGCCATCTCGGATCCCAGATGCGGTCGAGGTCGACCCAGGTAGGCATCTCTTCTGCCTCGATGATCTCGAGGATCTTCTGGCGTTTTTCCTCTTTCTTCTGTTCCTCGAAGGCCTTCAGCTGGCCGTCGATCAGATCGATAGGCTCCTGCACGATGGAGACGATCTCCTTGACGTCCTGTTCAAAGGGGTCGATCATGGCCGCCTGCAGTTCCTTCTTCACGCGGATCCGCTCGTCGCTGATGGCCTTGGTGAACTTCCGGAGATCCGCCAGCTCCTTCTTCATCTCTTTGGTCTGGTCCTCGGTAATGACCAGGCCGGCGTAGTGAGCGACCTTCATGGTCAGCTCCTTCTTAAGCTCGCTCAGGTTCTCGATGCGGATGGGCTTGAGCGGCGTGTATTTGGTGATATTTAATTCCATTTATCGTTTGCCTCCTAAACTTGCGATGATTCTCAGTTCTCTCTCGCTGAGTGTCCATTCTTCAGCTGCCGCCTTCTCAGCTGCCGCCTTCTCAGCTGCCGCCTTCTCAGCTGCCGCCTTCTC